GGAAAGAGGTGCATTTGTAGATAAAAGGCGTTGGGAACAACGATCTTCTCAAGCTGGTTTTATTGGCGAGTACAATGCAACAAGAGGTATGCCACAACAACTAAGAGCTATGCCTTTACCTCGTCATGTAATGGAAATGGCTCAAACAAGATTACAAAACATGAGAGATATTTCTGGGGTGAATGTAGAATTATTAGGTTCATCTCCAAAAGATACTGCTGGAATTGTTATGCAAATGCGACAACGACAAGGTATGACAATTTTAGAAACTTATTTTGACAATTTACGATTATCAAGACGACTTATAGGAACTGTTTTAATTTCTATGATCCAACAATACATAGCTGATGATCGTAAAGTTAGAATAATGGGGGAACGAGGAGCAAGGTATGTTCAAGCTACAACTGATTTACAGTTTGGTAAGTTTGACGCTATTGTAGAAGACAGTACAGATACGCCGAATGATAAAATGGCGACTATGTATATTCTTCAAACAACTTTACCTATGCTTCTTCAAGCTGGTGTGCCTGTGCCACCAAGCTTTGTTGATATACTTCCAATATCTCAACATATCAAAGATGAATGGAAGCAAATGTTGGAGAATATGATGAACCAACAACCTCAACCCGAACAACCCCAATAGGAGTAAAATTAAATGGTAGAAAACGCATTAGATGATTTGGATTTATCCGAAGAAGAACAAGCGGAGCTGAATAATGAAGCCCCAACAAACGAAGCTGAAACAAACGAAGCCGAAACAAATGAAACGCAAGAAACAGAAAAATCGGCTGACTCAGATGTGGAAGCAAATATAGATAACGAATACGAAGATTTTAAAAATCGTTGGTCCAAGAAAAGTCCTGATGAAATTATAGACGGACTTTGGAATCAAAATAAAGCCAGAAGAGAAGCTCGTAAAAACGAAAAAAGCACAAAACAAGATTTGCAAGATGTTTTAGATAAAATTGAAACTGCAAAAAAAGAACGCTTAGAAAAAGTAGCTCAAGATAAAAAAAATATAGAGCATAATTTTCAGGTCGATCCAATAAAGGCTACAAAGAATTTTCAAATAGCTCAAGCTGAACAACAATTAGATCGAGGTAAATTAGAAGATCAACAAAAAGTAGTTAATTGGCATACTCAAAAACTATATGAACTTAGACCTGACTTTCAAGAACACGCACAAGATATAGTTAAGTGGGGTTTAGCAAAAGGTTATTCACAAGAAGAATTAAATACAAGATTTGATTACAGGGATTTAACAATCATGTATGATAATTATATGGCTGAAACAGGAAATAAATCAGAATCACCTTCTGAATTTAATCGTGCTAAAAATGTTAATCCACCGACTAGCTTATCTTCAGTACGAGGAGCTAAGTCTGGTAAAAACAGATCATTGAAACAAAGAGCAACGGAAGCTCTTGAAATGTCTGATGATGATTTTAATGATATGAGCGATAAAGAATTGAACAATATTCTTCAATCGCTTGACGGGCAGTAATGACTAAAACGATCTTCAAGAATAAAAAAGTAGCTGTTAGTGAAATTTTTGAGAAAAAAAGTCAAAAACCTAGCAGCTTAGTGTCTTCCTTAGACAAAAGTTTAAGTGAAAAAATATCACGCTTAAAAAAAAGTGATAAATATAAAAAGGTACTAGAAGCTATGTCTGAAGCTGAAGCGTCATTACGCCCAATCTTTCTTGTAAAAAAAGGTAAAAAAATTGATGTTATATCAGGTCTACCACAAATTTTAGGAGCTAAAGAACTTGAATTAGAAGCCTTAGATGTGATATACATAACAGAAGATCAAGTTTCTGAAGCACAAGTTTATTTAAACAAGTGGGAAATTGATCGTAAAAGAATTTTGGAAGCTGAATATCAATCTCAATGGGATAGTATTCCTCTTCTACACCTCGCCTAGCAAAGCGTTTATTTGCCTATCGGTACTTCTCGTTAAAGAAAATTCGTAAGAGAGCGTTAATCTCAATTCGTGTAAATCCGTTATTTACAATTTTTTTTAACAATAACAATTAGGAGAATTATCGCTATGGCGACAACTAATATCACTTCTGCTAATAATCTTACCCTAAAATTGTGGGGCAAGGCAGCGTTTAAGGACGCTGTTAAGCAAACAATTTTTGGAAAGCTTATGGGCAAAACTGATTCGTCTATTATTCAGGTAAAAGACGAATTAAATAAAAGTGCGGGTGATAGAGTAAGATTCAGACTAAGATCATTACCTAGTGGCGCTCCTGTCACAGGAAACTCAACATTAGAAGGCAACGAAGAAGGGCTTACTTATAGCTCAAGTGACTTGCATATCGACATGATGAGACACGCTATGAAAGTTGATCTTGGAATCTCTCAACAACGCATTGACTTCGACCTAAGAAATGACGCAAAAGCGGCTTGTTCTGAATGGTGGGCTGAAAGAATGGACAGCACAGTAATAAATTACCTTGCTGGTAATACTGCTGCTTCTACATATCAGTTTGCTGGAAATTCAATTACAGCGCCTTCAACAAATAGAATCATTTATGCAAATGACGCAACTGCAAAAGCAAATGTAGATGTAAATGATAAACTATCTCTATCTGACATTGATAGACTTGTTGAAAAAGCTAAATTGGCTTCCCCTACTATGAGACCAGCTAATTTCGGTGGAGAAACAGCATACGTTATGTTGCTTCACCCTTACCAAGTGCATGATCTTAGAACTTCAACTAACACGGGACAATGGTTAGATATTCAAAAAGCTGCTATGCAAGGTGGCAAAGTATCTGACAATCCAATCTTTAGCCAAGCTTTAGGTAAATATCACGGCGTACTTTTAATCGAGTCAACTCGTGTACCTACTTTTAGCGACTACGGATCAGGTGGCAATATAGCTGCTGCAAGAGCCTTATTTATGGGTGCGCAGTCAGGTATTGTTTCGTTTGGAAGAGGTTTCGGACAAGAGAGAATGAAATATACTGAAAAGACTTTCGACTACGAAGACAAAGTAGGTATTGCAACATCTCTTATCTGGGGCGTACAAAAAACAATCTTTAACTCAGAAGACTTCGGAATCATTGCTTGTGATTCTGCTGCTGCTTCGCATTAATTTAGGAGATAACTATGGCTGATGTGACTACATACGAAAAAACTGCGTCTCAGGTTGCTCTTAAATCTGACGGCGGATTGTTTGTAATCAAAGAAGAATTTTCATTTCCAGCTTCAGGAATATCAGACGGAGACTTTGTTTTCGCTTTCGATATTCCAGCCGATATGCTGGTAGTGGACGCTTCTTTGCAACACTCCGCTACTCTTGGAAGTGCAGTAATAGCTTTATTTAATGGCTCTACTGCAATTACAGGCGACACAACTGCTGGTGGTGCTTCATTCGTGAAAATGAATGTTGCTCCGTTCACGGCTTCTGCTGGCGATCAAGTTAAGATCGAAATAGAAACTGCGAATGTGACTGGTGCTGCTACTGTGACTGTCTGCATTGTTGGACAAAGAGTATAACGCAACAACTTTAGGGGAGAGCTTCGGCTCTCCTCTTTAGAAAGATTCTAAACTATGGCAAATTGGGGAGAAATTTTATCTGATGTGACAGATCACTTGAATCGTTCTGATTTAAGTACAACTGTTTCTTCAGGTATTGTTCACAAACACGCTTACAGGGCGTTAAAAGAAATTCAATCTGTTCGTGATTGGCATTGGCTTGATAAAATAACTATATCAGCTTCTACTAGCTCACAAAGAATACAATTACCAACTGACTTTATTTATCCAATAGCTATTTCAGTAAATGAAAACACCTCACGCTATCCATTAAAGAAAATTCCACCTTATGTGGGAAGATTAGAATTTAATACCGATACTGAAGCTCAACCAAGCAATTATGCTTTGTTAGATGATGAAATTCAATTTTATCCAAAACCTGATAAAGCTTACACTTACGATATTTTTTATAAAAAGAAATTAACTGAACCAACTGCTAATTCTGACACTAATTATGTGACAACTAATATGGCTGAATGTTTAGTTTACAAAACTTGCTCTTCTTTATCTTTTTCATACTTGCAAGATATGAACCAAGCTCAATCATTTGAGCTTATGTATAAAGATTCTATTCAAGGTTATGAAGATGAAGACGATAGAAGACGAGGATCAGACGACTTAGGCGGCATGGTCGAACCTGATAGCTTTTATGCTGCACAACGAACTTATTACTAACTAGGAGAGTAATTTATGACAACTAATGCTATGACAAATTACTTGGAGACTAAATTACTCCAATTTGTCTTAAATAATAATGCTGGATCGCTATCGGCTGTATCTACAATTTATTTAGCTTTGTTTACTGCTGATCCTACTGAATCAGGAAGTCTTTCTAATGAAATTGGAACTTCAGGCACGGCTTATGCTCGTCAATCAGTAGCTTTCACAACTTCAGGCAACGCTTCAACAAATTCGGCTAATATTGAATTTCCAGCAGCTACGGCTTCTTGGGGTTCTGTCACTCATATAGGAGTTATGGACGCTTCAACAAGCGGAAATATGCTATTTCACGGAGCATTAACTGTGGCTAAAACTATTGATACAAATGATATTTTTAGAATCAATGCTGGTGATTTAGATATAACTATTGATTAAGGATTAAAGTATGGCTTTAGTCTTAGCTGATAGAGTAAAACAAGAAAGTACAACTACGGGTACGGGAGCTATTTCGTTTTCAGGTGGTGTAGACGGCTTTCAATCTTTTAGTGCTGTTTGTTCAACAAACGATACTTTGTATTATGTAATACAAGATAAGATAGGTACTAATTTTGAAATCGGTCATGGCACTTTTAATGGTTCAGGTCAATTAGAGCGTACTAATGTTTTACAATCTTCAAATAGTGATAGTGCTGTAAATTTTGGAGCTGGAACTAAAGATGTGTTTATTACATACCCAGCCGATAAGGCAGTTTTTCAAAACTATGACGGATCAATCACAATTCCTAGTACGATTGACGGAAGAGATTTAGCAACTGACGGAAGTAAGTTAGACGGCATTGAAGCTTCAGCTACGGCAGATCAAACAGCTAGTGAAATTAGAACACTTGTGGAAAGTGCAAGTGACTCTAATGTTTTTACTGACGCTGACCACACTAAACTAAATGGCATAGAAGCTTCGGCAACTGCTGACCAATCAAACGCTGAAATTAGAACGGCAGTCGAAGCCGCAACTGACTCAAATGTATTTACTGACGCCGATCATACTAAATTAAATGGGATCGAGGCAAGTGCAACGGCTGACCAAACAGGAGCAGAAATTAAATCAGCTTATGAAGGTGAATCAGATACTAACGCTTTAACAGACACATTATTAAGTAAATTAAATGGTATTGAGGCTAGTGCAACTGCCGATCAAACTAATGCTGAAATAAGAACTGCCGTCGAAGCAGCAAGTGATTCTAATGTATTCACAGACGCAGATCACACAAAATTAAATGGAATTGAAGCTTCAGCTGATGTGACTGATACAGCAAATGTGACAAGTGCTGGTGCATTAATGGATAGTGAAGTTTCAGATTTAGCTTCTGTAAAAGCTATCAATCAAGGTTTATCTTCAACTTCTTCTCCTACTTTTGCTGATGTAGTTATTTCAAGTGCTACTCCTGATCTTGAAATTATAGATTCTGACGCTGGTTCTACTGCCAAAATGATATTTCAACAAGTCGGTGGAGCTTCTATGTTAAAAACATATTCAGGTTCAAATGACGGGGAATTTTACATAACGGGTGGAGCAACCTCAACTAATCATTTTAAAGTAAATTCAAGTGGAAACATAACTGTTTCGGGAACTGTGGACGGAAGAGACCTTGCGACTGACGGGACTAAACTTGACGGCATAGCAAGTGGAGCTGAAGTTAATGTTCAATCTGATTGGAACGCTGGATCAGGTGACGCACAAATTTTAAACAAACCTACAATACCTTCAAACAATAATCAGCTTACGAATGGAGCTGGTTTTGTCACTTCAAGTGGTGTGACGTCTGTTGCAACGGGTAATGGTTTATCAGGTGGCACGATCACTTCAACGGGTACTCTTACAATGTCGGGTTCATATACGGGCAGTTTTTCGGCGACGGGCAACATTACAGCTTATAGTTCAGACGTAAGATTAAAAGATTTTAAAGGACCAATAGAAAATGCTTTGGATAAAGTAAATAAATTAAGTGGTCATTATTACGAATGGAACGATACCGCAAAAAATATTGACGCAGAAGCATTTAAAGAAGGTTTAGAGGTTGGTGTTATTGCACAAGAAGTAGAACAAGTTATGCCTGAAGTCGTTTGTACTGCTCCAATAGTAAATATACATAATTTAGATACTGACTATAAAACAGTTCATTATGATAAATTAGTGCCTTTATTAATTGAAGCAATTAAAGAATTAAAAAATGAAATTGAAGAAATAAAAACAAAAAAACTTTGTCAATGTAAGGATTAAATACTGTGGCTTTACCTTCGAGTCCAAATGCTATTTCTTTATCTCAAATTCAAACTGAGTTTGGTGGCTCAAATCCTATATCCATGAATGAGTATTATGCTGGTGGAAGTCATGTTCCTTCAGGCACGGGAAGTATTCCTTCAAGTGGCACGATCTCCATGTCACATTTTCACGGAACGTCTAACACTATAACCTCTTATTCGTGGACTATTGCTAGTGTCGGAAGTGGTGATTATCATGACGGACAAAAATTTAGTTATAGACATTATTGGAATGGTGTTCGATCAGGCGGTGGAACTTTATCGGGGGCTGGGGGTACTAATACCTTTGGTAGCTGGGGTGGTGGTTCAGGAACCTCTAATGAAATACCAGCTGGATTTCATACAGTAAATGGTAAATCAATGGCTGGAAAAGATGTTCATGGTATTTATGGATTTTATAGTGCGGCAATAGCATTTGGACCAGATAAAACTTTAAATATAATTATGGATAATCATAGTGCCACAGCTTTTAATCCTTTAAACGGTGCAGACGGGGGAATAAATCATGCTTGGTCTACAATATCTGTTCCAAGTTTTGGAACATTATATAACAAAGGAGCTTCTCATGTATTTAATGACGGCTCAAGGTGGTATGGAACTCGATCAGATACAGGGGCAAGAGTTTTAGTAGAAAGAGCCACAAATTATAACACAAATTTTACGAGATACCGCTGGTTTAAAAATACAAATAGTGTTCCAACGGGTTCACAGTTAGACACAACAAACGGGGGAAGTGTTCAAACTGACGAGCCTTCTGTTAGCACGGGAACTGTCACAATATCATGACAAAAAAAGTTTATATAAATGAAAATGAAGAATTTGTTGTAGCAAACGACACAGTTAATGAACAGCAAAAACAAATTGTAAATACAATTACAAATGATGTTTTTATTAAAAAAGATTTAGAAAAAAAGGAGATTGAAGAAATATGAAATTAACAGGAACTACATTGTGGAATAACAATTTTCAAAATTTATTTAATATTGGAGTTATAAGTTTGACTAATGGTCAAATTATGCAACGAGATTCTTTGGAAGAACAAATTCATTATAAAGACTTAGAAAGCCACCCTGATAATTCAAAATTAACAAAAAGAACAAACAATTTATTTTTGATTGAAGGTAAAGCAAAATTTTATTGGAAATGGCAAGATAGTGAAAATATAACAAATAATGATATAGAATTTTTAGCTAATCTTAATAAGAATAATCCTGAAGACAGCAAAGCTACATTTGAACAGACTGACAATTCTTATTCTTTTACTTATGATTATACTGAAGCATTAAATAATTGGACAACAAAAACTGTTCCTTACGAACTTAAAAGCTCTATTGCTGGCATTGAAGGTGTAAATGATAAATGTAAAATTTTATGTTTTGTGCAATTTGAAAATAAATGGAATTTTCAAAATCAAGATATTGTTATAGGTGAAACTGCTACTGCCACAAAAGAATCAACTGATACTTATTTATTTTTTTCACAAGATTGTGAAGTAAACGGAAATATTATTCCAGCCGATACTTTTAAAAAATTAACAAGTGATTCAATAAATATAAAAAATATTTCAGATAAAATATGTAAAATAGTGAAAGTATATTTGTAATGTATCATTGGAGATATTTTAACGAACAAGTAGAAGCCCCTATTTATTATATTCAAAATTTTTTTGACACTAATAAAGCTAGTCATTTTTTAGATCATTTTGACAATGCTAAATTAGATGAAGCTATGATCTCAACTGAAGATAATGGTATGTATGTAATAAATAAAGAAAAAAGAAAAACTGATGTAAAGTTTTTTATAAACCAGCATTTAACAGAACTTTGCCATTCCGCAGTCCATATCGCAAATGATATTTGTGGTTGGAATTTTGATCTTGGAACTATGGAAGCTTTCCAATTTGGAAAATATAAAATTGGCGACAAATTTGATTGGCATATAGACGGAGAAATGTGTCATCATTCAGTAAGAAAATGGAATCACCCTGAAGGTAAATATGATATTTCTAAATCAGGCAACGCTTATTTACTTAACACAGTTCGTAAAATTAGTGGAATTATTTTATTAAATGATGATTTTAAAGGTGGAGATTTTGAAGTTAAATGGTTTGATCCACACAAAGTTTACACAAAAAAAATAAAGTGGAAAGCTGGGGATTGTATTTTATTTCCTTCAAATGTTATACACAGGGTAAATCCAATTACTGAAGGTACTCGATATTCTATAACATTTTGGGTGACAGGAAAGCCGTTAGTATAATGTTGTGGACTAGAATAAAATTTATTTGGCATTACGCAACACACTTACAAACAGATAGTAATCCACCTATTGAGCTAATATTTAAATTTGTAGATACATTAGATAAGCAAGATACTAAACAGCATATTAAAAATTTTAATAAATTAAAAATTAGTGAAAAAATTTACAGCGAGGATTTGCCTGTAAGATTAAAAGTTAAAAAAAATGAATATCAAAAAGGTTCTTTTGGTCACGCTTTTAAAAAATGGTCTTCAAATGACGATCATATAGTAGATTTATTTCAATTAAGTTTAGTCCCTTATAGAGCTACGAGAAAAAAAAATACTAGGTTTAATAAATTCGCTGAAGCAACAATGCTTCAACATGATTTAATTCATTTTATTAATGGATATGATACTTCGCCGATTGGAGAAGTAGCTGTGTTAAGTTTTAACTTAGCTCAAGAATGGAGAAGAAGTTATGCAACTATATTGTACGCAAGTTTTCTTATGTCTATTAGAAATACTTTTTTACCTAGTAAATATCCTAAAGATACTCCGTTCTGGTTAAAACTAAGATATTCTCCGATTGAAATATTTTGTAGAATTGTTTTTGAGTCTTGGCTTAGAGGAAAAAAATCTAAATGGTTTTTATCTGTTGATTGGGAATCAAAATTAAATAAACCATACGAAGAAGTATTAGAAGAATTAAATTTATTAAAAAAACCTAAATATTGGAAAAAAATACAGCCAATATGGGCTAGAGCTTTAAGACATTACAAAGCGTTAAGTAAAAGAAAAATACAAGAAAAAGAAGATGAAATTAATCATAAACAATGGACTGAAAAATGGAGTGCTATATTTAGGAAAATGCCATGATAACTGAACCATTACAATTAACAGGACATAAATTTAAATATTCTTGTCGATTAGATAAATTAGTTAATACAAAAGATGATTACATAGAAGAATTAGAAATGAGATTTGAAGAATCAGCTGATATATGGAGATTAACAAATGACATTATTTATGGTGGTAAAGGTTTTATTGTAGAAATAACAAGATTAAAAACAGAGCTAAAAGAAGCAAAACTAAAAATTAAACTAATGGAAAAATTTATAAACGAAGCAAGAAAAAAAACAAATCAACAATTTGATTGTGAGGACAAATGTTAGGTCATCATTCCATATCATCAGCCCCATTATCAGGATTAGGGGTATCAGTCAGTTTAAAACTTGGTGCTTCTACCTTATCAGCTAGTGCGACCACATCAAATGTAGCTTCAAAAACTGTATTTACAGCTTCAGCAAATTCAGCTCATTTAACAACAACTCAAGTACCTAAAAGATTAAGAGAAGGTGTAAGTGCTAATTCTGCAAATGTTTCAACTGTCACTTTAGCTCACAGAAAAGGAGTTAGTTCAGTATTATCTCAAGGATCAGCAACAAAAACTGTTCAAACTCAGAAGGTTGCTATAACAAGCTCGGCAAATTCAGCTAGTGCTACCACCATACAAGCTCCAAAAAGATTACGAGAAGCTGCTTCACAAAATAGCGGAAATGTGATAACTAATACAGTAGCGGCTAGAAATAGACTTGGTTTAGTTCTAGCTAGTAGTTCTGCAAGTTTAGACACGATCTATCTTCGTAGAAGAGAAATTTCAATCGGCTTATCAAGCTCCGTTAATCTTGACATTATTGGCGATATTTTGTGGGAAACCATAAATTCTGAATCAGGCGTTGCAACAAATATAGCTCATACAGAATTAAGCAATCCTACAAATATTACTTTTACAGAATTAACCCCAGCTACTTCAAGCGTGTCTTGGAATGATTTGGGAAACCCATAGGAGAATAAATGGCTGATACATATACGACCAACCTAACATTAACAAAGCCTGAAGTTTCTGCTTCGTCAAATACTTGGGGTACTAAATTAAATACGGGGCTTGATACAATAGACGCTGAATTTGCTAAAGTCTATGCTGGTAATCCTAACACGAATGTTGCTGGTGTTTATGTAGGACAAAAACTTTGGGATAGTACAAACAATCAATTATATGTCTGTGAAACTGCTGGAAATGCAGCTAACGCAGTTTGGACAGCAGCTTCAGGTGTTTGGAGTACAGCTCGGACTATAACTCTTGCTGGTGACTCGACAGGAAGCGTATCTATAAACGGATCAGCTAATGTCACGCTAACTGCTACGACGACTGCGGCTCAAACAAATATTACAAGTGTCAAAAACAATGCTTTAGTTATTGGTCGTGACGCTGATAACGATATTGATTTTGCAACTGATAATAAAATTATATTTAGAGCAAATGGGGCTGACCAATTAAAAATTGAAGACGGAAAATTAATAGCTGAAACTCACAATG